TAGTTATTTTTTTTTTTAAAATATAAAAAAAAAAAAAAATAAGAAAGTTTTTTTTTTTTAAAAAAAAATTTTTTTTTTTTTTTTTTTTTTGTTTTTTTTTTTTTTTTTTTTTTTTTTTTTATTTTTTTTTTTTTTTTTTTTTTTTTTTTTTTTTTTTTTTTTAAAATAATAAATAAAGACTGAACAGCCCGACACCCTGAACAAAACGCCGATTTCTGGGTCATATACCCCCCCCACCCTAAACTGGGGCACAAACAACCTCATCCATGGGTAATTAGGGTTAGACATGGGAATCGACGCACGTACCCCCATTCCCACCACTGCCGGATGGCAGTTAGCGAGGTTTATCAAACCCGGGGATGAGGTTTTTGATTACACGGGCCTGCCCGTCAAGGTTGTTTCTGTTCAGGAGTACACGCCGGTGGTGTGTCATAAGATCTGGACCAAGGACGGCCTGACGTTGGTAGTGGATAGCCGTACCGGCATTCCGGTGTACGACAGCAAGATATTCCTCACACTGTCCAAGTGGGGGCGCAAGGTCTCGCCCAGAGAAGAGTACAGCCTCCCAATTTACGCGCCACAGAACCTAGCCACCATAGACACGGGTTGGTGCAGGATGCCAACGTGCTACCCAATTAAGCCAAGCGCCAAGCCGCTACCCCTCCACCCTTACGACATGGGGATGTGGATAGGGGACCCACACAGGGACAGGCGCACACACGTAACCTCCAAGCTGATCGAGAGTTACGGCAAGATACCAGACCACATTCCCGAAGAGTATTTGTTTGGATCCTTTGAGCAACGACTGGCTATACTCCGGGGAGTATGCGCCTCACGACCAAAATGCCACAGCCGCATCTCGGCAAAGTTCAGGTTTAACATCAAGGACCTCAGGCTGTTCAGGTCAATCCACAACCTGACAGAGTCCCTAGGCATACGCACAGAGATAGCACAACACCAACACCAGTACCACATGGTGTTCAGGACCAACCTCAAACTGGTCGAAGACCAGACCCCCGTGCGTAGACCACAGTACGAAGAGATGCGCAGGATTACCCACGTTACCAAAGTGGACATTAGACCTTGCATGCACATCAAGACCGCGGACCCCAACAACACGTTCCTAGTTAGCGAAGGGTACCTGACAGTATGCCTATGAACGACACACAGCAAAAGCTACTCAAGGCTTTTGCAGAGCAGAACAAGGGTTGGCCCAAAGAGCAACTGGATCTGGCACTGTGGCGTGTGAGGTGGGAGCTTACTGCACTACCGCACCAACAAGAGCCAGAGGACGGGGAGTATGACACGTTCTTACTTTTGGCCGGCCGAGGTTCGGGCAAGACCCACACCGCGTCCAACTGGCTAGGACTAAGGGCGGCAATCTACGACAAGACCCGCTGGTTGGTGACAGCGCCAACATCAAACGACATTCGCGCAACTTGCTTCGAGGGTGACTCAGGCTTGCTGAACATCATACCCTCCTCGCTGATCAAGGACTACAACAAGTCGCTGTTTGAGTTAACGCTAAAGAACGGGAGCATGATCCGCGGCATCCCGGCGTCTGAGCCAGAGCGCTTCCGGGGTACGCAGTGGCACGGCATGTGGGCAGACGAGTTGTGTGCGTTCGAGTACATCGACGACGCGTACGACCAGATTCAGTTCACGTTGCGACTGACAGACCCGCGCATCAAACGGGTGCAGTCGATCATCACCACCACACCCAAGCCATTGGAACTAATCACGGACCTGAACGAGGGCAAGGTGGGTGGTGACGTGTACGTGTCCAGAGCGTCCTCATACGACAACAGGTCAAACCTCTCCTCAACCTTCTTCAAACAACTAGAAGCGTACGAGGGCACAGACCTAGGACGTCAGGAGATTTACGGCGAGATCTTGGACCCGGAGAACGCGGGTATTGTCAAGCGTAAATGGTTCAAGAGTTGGCCGGCACAAAAGCCAACGCCAACGCTGGAGTACGTGCTGGTGTCGTACGACCCAGCCACGTCCGAGAAAACACACAACGACCCAACCGCGTGCATCGCGCTCGGTGTGTTCGAGCAAGATGACTTCGCAACAAGTTGCATTTTGCTCGACGCATGGGACAACCACCTGTCGTACCCCGAGTTAAGGCGCAAGGTGATCGAGGACTACAAGGAAGTTGTGTACGGCGCGGACAACACCTTTGCCAAGGGCAAGAAAACCGACCTCATTTTGATGGAAGATAAGTCCGCGGGTATTTCTCTTATTCAAGAACTACAGGCCGCGCACCTACCGGTAAGGTCATACAACCCCGGACGCGCGGATAAAGTGCAGAGGATGAACATTGTGGCGCCGCTGATTGCAAAAGGCCGGGTGTACGTGCCAGAGGACCCAGAAAATCCGGGTGAGGTGGCACCTTGGGCCAAGCGTTTCATCAGGCAGGTGTGCTCTTTTCCGGAAGCAAAGGGCCACGACGACTACGTTGACGCACTTTCACAGGCTTTGCGCGTTCTAAGGGACTCAGGTTGGCTCCAGTTGGACCCACTGCCGGCGCGAGACTACGTGCATGCAGACGACATTGCGCGAAACAGGGTGAATAACCCCTACGCCGCGTGATTTTCGGGCACAAACACCCGCTTTTATGGGTGATTGGTTATAGGAGGCCCCCTGAATGCACAGTTCATCGCACGCAAAAGAGATCAGGCAGTGTGGTTGTCAGATGTGTCGCTATATCCGAGGACGAAGCGAGTCATTTTCTGTCTGGGGCAAGGTTAGAGCAGGGTATCGGAGCATGTTGAAAGACATTGTTAAGGGCGGCGACCTTGAAAACTACAACAAAATTTTGAAAAACCGAGATTACGATGCTTAATCCAATTAAAACACCAACACAAATGATGTACGAACAAGCGGGCATCCCCCACTACGACAGGGGTGGTGTTATTGGTCAATTTGCAAACCGAATTCAAGACGCAATTCGCAAATACACAAAAGCTGTAGGCAAACCACCGTCTGCAGAAGAAGTAAAACAGCTAGAGGACCACATTCGGTCCCTTTCCGCCCCCACAGGCAACGCACCACAAACGATGGCGCGCACACAACAACAGACACCTTTCTCAAACCAGCTTGTTGACCAAAGTGGTCGTCCATATCAAGCGGTAACAACACCAGAAGGCCGCACAATCACACCAGAGCGCGCCAAGGGTGTGGCAACACGCGAGTCAGTGGGTCCTTACCAAGATTTACCAAGCCAGTTTGGCATGTCACCCGCAAACATCAAGGCGCGTGCATATCCAAAAGGCCAGTTTTTAAACGCGTTCCCTGAAGACGAGTTCATGTCAATGGCCAACACGGGCCGCACAGGCAACCGCACATGGAACAAATCATTTACACCCTCAACAGAAGAGTTGGCAACGCGCCAGCAGTTGGGCGAAGAGGCGATGGACTTGTCAGACGACGCAATGGGTGGTCTTGATGCCATTCGTATGACCGAGGGTGACATTCCGCAGATGACCAGCGCCAGCGCGCCGTTCGCCGAACGTGCCGCGCAACTAGAAGGCCCCGGTATTGACAAGCTGACAGACGAGATGTTGTTGGGCAAGCACGGCGCCTTGGTGGATAAAGTGGTTGCGGACTTCCGTGCCCGCGGCATTGACCCAGACCAAGAAGACATTGTGAACGCGATCAACGCAATGATCAACCCAATGCGCCACAACTACACCGGCATGAACCCAATTGCCCAACGCCCTGTGCAGGGCCGTGGCCCCGCAACCGCAGAGATGAACGCGTGGCGCGACGAGGCCCGCATGTCTGGTTTGCCAGAGACGGTGGTGACTAAGCACCCAGATGATTGGAAGGCACAACACCAGCGCGATTATTTGCTGGACACAGCCCCCGAGCAACGCGCGCCGTTTGCCAAGGACTGGCAGATGCAAGAGTTGGAAGACAGGCGCCGCCGTGCGGTGCAGGGTAAAGCCGCAGGCGGCATGATGTACTCTCCCCGCGACATGCAGGCCGAGATGATGGTCC